GTCTACACGATTGCGAGACTGGAGGCTGATCCCTTCCGGGAAACAGCACTTAAACAGGTATTGCGCAAGGAGGCAGCAGGAACTCCATGGATCAACAGCAGTCAGGCCATGGTACAGGAGATGCAGAATAAGGGGATTACTGCTTTTGTGGATAAGGCGGGGCGAAAGTGGTCTTTGCAGAGCTATGGGAACATGGCTGTCCGCACAACAGCCCGTCAGGCCCAGGTGGCAGCCCTTCTTACGGCTGACGATTACGATCTGTGGCAGATCGTGAAGGTTGGAAGCACCTGCAAGGTATGCGCGGCTCTGGAGGGAAGAGTGTACAGTAAAAGCGGAATGAACCCGGACTATCCTCCGTTGTCTCTGGCTTTCGGGAAGGTAGATCCGGATGGGGCGGATGATCTGACGAATACCTACCTGAATATTCATCCTAACTGCCTTCATTCATTGGTTAAATATACAACGATAGGAAAGACAGAAAAGCAGATCCAGAAGGATAAGGATTTTTCCAATCCTGAAAAGAATCCTATTGACCGGGATCCCCGGACGAAGAAACAGATTGCTGCTTATCGGGAGAAGGAACGCAACAGGCGCCGATTGCTTGCAGATATGCGACAGCATAAGGAATACAG